ATCGGGGGCGATGCTGCGCACAAAAAGGTTCATGCGGTCGCGATAGGGGGCAAGATAGGCGAGATGGCGCCCATCGGGCGAAAGACGGAAGGAGGAAGAAGTGGCGTTGCGGAAGAAATCTTCGAGGGAAATCATGTCGTTGGGGAAGATAATAAAAGAGATGTGCTGGAAATGCGCAAACAAATTTACAGTTTTCGAAGCGAAAGAGGAGCCGTTGCAAAAAGAAAATAGTAACTTCGCTAACGGAATTCACCCAGAGAGTTCTCTAATACTATGAATATCAGAGTTCTCCCGTAAACAAACGAAGAGCACGCATTGCAGAAGTGGCCGAATAAGTGTAACACAATGTACAAAACAGCCCGCGGAGCACTATTTTTTTGCAAGCCCTTTGCAAATTCTCCTTTTACCCCTTATGGCAAACACAAACTTAAAAGCAGATTTCCGTCGTGCGACAAAGGACGGAACGTATCCCGTGAAAATTAGTGTCGGCTACGGCACGGGCATGTATCTTTCTACCGGCATTCACGTTTTACCCGAAGAGTGGGACGAGCACACCACGATGTGCATCGGTAAACAAGCCCGCCAAAAGAACGCCGCCTTACAGGCTATTATCGCGCGAGTGCGCACGCGGCTGTTTGAGCTTTTGGAGCGTGGGATGCTGTACCGGCTCAACAACTCGCAACTCCGAGAAATGTTAGAAAACTTAGAGCTCGAGAGTCCGTCAAATAAGTCGGTCGGTTTTGTGGAACTCTTCGAACGCGTAGCTGAGTCCAAGAAGAAAAAGAACACGACTTCCACCTTTGAAAGTTATATGCAAGCTCTCAGCAGTCTGCATCGCTTTAGGGATTTGAAGCACCTGCAATTTGAAGACGTTACGACGAATTGGTTGCGCGAGTACGTCTTATTTTTGCAATCTGATGGCGTGTGTGCCAATACGCAACGAACTTACTTGTGCAAGCTTCGCCACGTGATTAATATCGCCTACGACGAAGAACTAATAAAAACCGACCCCTTCCGGCGGTTTAGATTTCCCAGAGCTGAAGAAACAAGAAAACGAGCGCTCCCGATTGAGTCTTTTAAGCGATTGTTTGCGGCCGACGGAAGAAAAACCGATAAAACAGCGCGCGACCTGTTCTTGCTTTCTTTTTGCCTCATCGGGATAAACCCACGCGACCTCTACAATATCAAACCGGCCGACATCGTCGGGGGGCGGCTTCAATATAAACGAGCAAAGACGGGACGCCTCTACAGCATTCGAGTAGAACCAGAGGCCGCGGATCTCCTCCCTGTTCTCTTTGAACTGCAAAAAAAGAGAAGTTTTCGCACTATGGTGCAGCATGGTGAATATCTGAAAAGGCTTCACGATGAGGCGGGGATCATCGAACCGGACTTGACTTGGTATTGGGCGCGCCACTCGTGGGCTACGTATGCCGCAGAGCTCGACATCCCCGAAGACACCATCAGCCGAGCGCTTGGGCACTCCCGCGGGACGGGCGCGGCTGTTACTGCTACCTACATTAAAGCAAACAACGCCAAAGTGGACGAAGCTAACCGGCGTGTAATAGATTTCGCTTTTTACGGCCGACGCTAAACAATGCGCCCCGCCGCTCAATACACGAGCAGCGGGGCGTTTCCGTCTATTTTCGCCGTTTCAGCGCGTAGCCTATCAGACCGAACACAGCAAGGAAGACGATCAGCGACAACGGCGGCCAGTTGTACCACCACGGAGCGGTTGTCTCCTTCTCATTGTGTGATTCTGTGGCGTGGGTGCCCGCTCGGAGGGTGTCGCCGCGCGACCGCCAAATCGTGTCGCTGCGAATATTCCTGCTGTCGCGGGTGCGCTCTTTGACGAGTATCGTCCCTTCCCAATAGATGCTGTCGCGAAGATAGACGCTATCGCGCACGGTGCGCAGTTCGCGGAGTGTGTCGCGGTGCACAACGTGGAGCGTATCGCGGTGAACGGTTACGCGTTCGACGGTGCGCGTTGTCGTGCAGCCCGTGAGCATACTCAGCACGACGGCAAAGCATAGCGCGCCGACGGCTGCCAGGACGTACAACGCCCAGGGGTCGGGAGGAGGTTTTCGGTGGTTGTAATTCATCGAGAAGATGGAATTTGAGGAGGTGAACATTGAACGCCCCGCGGGCAATTCTTTCCAATTTGGAAACGGTTGGAATGGATTGGAGCGTTTTCGGCGCGATTTGCGGGGATTTTCCCCGTTTTGGCGTCCGATTCTTTCCAATCGTCGCGGAATTGGAAAGAATTGCCCGCGGTGCGTTGAACTGCCTAGCTTTTCTCGTTAGTTCGAAGAGGCGCCGGGGCGGGTGATGGTAAGCTCTATCTCTTCGCCCTCGGCCTGCGCCGCGCGGAGAAAGACGAGCAGACTTTCCAACGTGGCGCGGCTGTTGAGCACTTTGCCCCGTTCGCGGTTTTCGCCCACCAAGATGCAGCCCTCGGTGTCGTCGGCCGTGTTGCCGCTGTGGATCAACACACCAGCGTAGCCTTTCACGCGGAGAAGACGAGGGAGGACACGGCCAAAACGCGGCGAACGTGTTTGCATGTCGATACGATACGTGCCGGTGGGAATCGCCGTTGCGCCTTTCACTTTGAGGGCGGCGATTTCGTCTTCTGTCATGCTTTCGCGCAAACCGCGGTCGGTGTCTTCGAGCGTGTCGCAAAAATATCGGCCGTTGATTTCCATGCGTCCGATGGTGTAGCCCGCCTTCAGGGCGTGGCGTTGTAGGAGGATTCTCATTTCTGTGTGATTTAGAGGGTTTGTTTGTAAGGAAAATCAAGGAGCGCGGGAGTCCCGCACCACTCGTGCCGTCGTTTACAGTTCGAGGAATGGGTCCATCGCGCCCGCTTCGGCGTCTTTGATAAACTCATTCAGATACCAGACGGCCTTTTTCGCGTCTTCTACGGCTTTGCGCCGCGCTCCTTCGAGCGTGCCGTCGTGTTTGTGTCCGCAGCGCCAAACGTATTTCAGCGCGTTGCCCAGGCAAAAGGGCATTCCGCGCGCTATGTCGATACATTCCGCGCCGCCGTGATTGTAGTGCGCCGGGTGGTTAACGGTTTCGGTTGTCGTGAACCCGATTTGCCGTTTTTGGGTACATGATACGTCGCTCATGGTCATTGTTTTGCGTTTTCTGGTTCTTGATTCTCGTCCGCCGATGCTTTCTCCGCGGGGACGATGTCGCGGTTTTTGGCCTCATCGAAGACGGCGGCGGCAAATTTCTGCGCCATCTTCGAAAGGTCGTGCTCCGAAATGGTGGCTTGCACGATGTCGTGGAGCTTTTCGATTTCGGCCTTCTCCCAGGCCTTCTCCCGAATGCTCCAAAACTCGCACAGCACGCACCAGGCCGCCCAGCCCATCGAGAAGTAAGGCGCGGCGCAGAGCGGGGAGCCGATGATGTCGATAAGCGAAAGCACGAGAAACGGGACAAGGTATTTCACGGCCTTTCGGCTTGTCATCTTCAGTCCCCGCGATGTCGTGGGTTGCCCGCGTTCGTGGGCTTTGCGAATGCCAAAGAAGAGGTCGAGCGCCATGGCGATCAGTATTGCCGCGGTGCAGAAAATGATGAGCACGATGTGAAGATACAAATGCTGTTCGGCAAAATGAATGAGGGTCTCTTGCATAAAGGTTTGGTTTTTGTGTGTGGTTATATAAATAAAGTGGAGTGCGAGTCGCGGGCGGGCTTTTCACCAGCTCCCCACGAGTTCGCCTTTCCACCAAAGCGTGGGGTTCTCTCTGTTATGGCCTAACATGGTGAAGACGGCGGTGCCTTTTTTGTCGATCTTCACGCCGCCGATGAAGAGCGACGTCGGGGTGTCGTTGAAGACCATAAACTGTGCGCCGTAGTAGCGCATTAGGTGGCTGTTATCTTCCGTGAGTTCTGCGCGGCCTTCGGCCAAGGGTAAATTACTCGTGTCGATGGTAGGCCTCAGCGCGCCGAAATCGCCGCGGAAGATGACGTATGTGCCGACGGCAAACGGGTTTAGGTAGAAAATCTCCCCGTCTTTTCCGATTTCCCCCCCGTATTCTTTCCAATTCTCGGGGGTTATCACCACCGGGCGCCGACGCGTGAAGCCCGCAAACGTTGCCGTGCCCCCGATGTAGGCCGTTCCCGTCGCGGCGTCGAGTTCAAAGGTTGCATTACCATTCGCGTCACGGCCGACAACGTTCTCGACTTGTAGATTCTTTATAAGGGAGAGTTTGGCCAAAAGCAAATCGGTGGCGATGAGGCCTTGGTACATTCCGAGCTCCCACCACTCCGAGTCTGCAGCGGGGGCTTTGTCTGCCGACTTCGTGTGCGGCTGCTTGCATTGGTAGAACTGCACTTGCGCGCCTTGTCGAACCTGTACCACATCCACGTATTGCTCGCCGGTGTGTCCGCTTTCGAATGCCGTGGACGTGGGCAATTTGTCGTAATCGCCCAAGGGGCGAACAACAGCCCCACGCGTGCCGGGTGTGCCGTCGTTGCCTCGTAGGTCGTTGCGTGAGGGAGTCCACGGCGTTGGGATTCCGCCCTCTTCGAGTTTCGGCGCGCACCACACCACATTTTTGGCAAAGCCTTTGTGCGGCTGCTCTTCACGATGCCACGCGCGCAAAATAATGAGCGTGTCTTCGGTGGCCTTCGTCTTCGGTGCGGTGAACGTGAGCGAGACGCGCGTCCACTCGTCGGGCTTCACCGTGTTGGGGCGAAAGTGTTCGGAGGGGGTTGGGTAGACAATCAGCCACGCATCAGACGCACCGCGCACATAGACGGAGAAAGTATAGGTGCGACCGGGGATTAGGCGGCCGATGTTTTGCCATAGTTGCGCAAATTCGCCCTGTTTCGTGCCGGGATTGATGGCACAAAGCGCAGGATAACAGCCGGACACGGACGGCGGAAACAAATCAGCATTGGCGCGGCCGCCTATCGGTTCTTCTCCAACCGTACCGACGCCCCATGCACTCTCTTTGCGCCCCAAGTTTTTAAAGTCCGTATCGTCGAGCAAGTTCGCATTCGGTGTGAGTCCATCTTTACCGTCTACACCGCGCAGACGCGTCCACACGTAGTCGTGGTAATCTTGGCTCGCGCTCTCGTCGAAGTCTGCGTAAATGCCGAAGTACGAGAACTCAATTTCACCGCCGCGCCCGAGGTCTTCTTCCTTTGTAAAGTCTTTCTCGCCGTCTGCGCTATTCGCGTAGGCTATGTGGGTGTAACTATTTCTGCCCTTCTCTCCGCTCAAACGGCCGTAGGTGATTTTTCCGTTCGCCGCAGTAAGCCTATACCAAAGCACCTCGCCGTCGCGGAGTGTAGGGGGCGCGTCTTGCCATGTTCCGCGAATAGTCGGGGCGGTCGTACTCGATGCGGTGGCGAGTTTTGTCGACGCGGCGAAATCATAAATGGGGCTTTTGCCGTCCGTCCCCGATA